TGTCGGTTGCTGGCGCGGTTGGTACGGTCAACACAACGCAAACTGGGAAAGGCGGAATCTTTGCTGTCGTGACCAAAGCAGCAGCCGCTGGTGAGCGGTGCACTGTGTGCGTCAGCGGGTTTGTTGACGCAAAGGTTACCACGCTTAATGCATCGCCAATTACCGCTGGAGTTACAGTGCTCCAGAACGGCGCTGGTGTCCTCATTTCAAGTTTGGGTCTTCCCCTTTCTGCTGGCGGTGCACCAATTGCTATCGGTTTCACTACCGTTACAACAGCAGCGCCAATTACGGCCACTTCGATGAAGGTGCTGTTTCACGGCTACGCCTTTGCTACTGGCGGCGGGTGATCTCTTAGGCCAACCATTCCCCTGTGGCGTCGAAAGACGCCACAGGGGCTTTTAGGAGGTTTCCTATGCTGGCAGCAATTGTCGCCCCGTCTGGGGTCTTTGGTGGACTCTATCCAACACAAGTCATTGTGCAGCCAATTGCTTCCGAGGCATTCATTGCTGGAGACGTTGTCGTGTTTGACATCACCTCGTCTTCGTCATACTCAGACGCATCAAAACTTACTGAGTACAACAACAAGAAGTGCCCGTTCAACGTAGTGATTGCGGGAGGAAAGGCAGTTGTTGACGACAGTGAGGGCGGCATTTATGGCGTCATCATGGAGCCAGTTGCTGCAGGCGCCCGCGCAAAGGTGTGCATTGGCGGCCTGTGTAACGCAAAGATTGGCGGCGCCGCAGATGCGGGGCAAGTCCTCAACATGAGCGTTACAGTCAATTCTAAAGCATTTACGGTGACAACGACTTCGGGAGGCTGGCCCTCCGTTGCAATCAACCTTGTCACAATTGCTTCCGCACAAGTGAGTCCAGTGCTGTTGAGTGGATTCTCTATTGGATCAAACGGAGGCTAGTGATGATCTCAGGGTTATCACGTCCCATTAACTCCTTCGGTGGACTTGCTCCATACGAAATGTTTACCGAAGCCATTAACGGCACCACCATTCCTCTTGGCATTGGCGATCTTGTTGCATTTGACCTATGCGCAAAGTCTACGGTGTACACCGTTGCGGCGGATCTTCTCAAACCCAATTCTTCGAGAAGTGGATTCAATGTCGTGACTACAACGTTTACGGATGCAGGCTTTGTTTCGCTTAACGGCGGCATCTTTGGAATCGTAATGCGCGGCGGAGCGGTAGGAGAATATGTAAAGGTGTGCGTTCGCGGGATTGTCAAGGCAAGGCTGGTGACGTTTAAGCAGCCTAGTCAGGCTGTTACTAATTTTGTTAAAGGTCAGAATGTCTTTTACACGACTGTAAGCGCGAATATTGCAAACTTTCCAGACGCTAGGATTGATTTTAATGGTGACAACCTTGCGTCAGTAGAAGAAATTAAGGCGCTTTCTTGTGTAGACGCAACTACTTCTTTTTTCGCAAGCACGGGGTTCCCAGCCCTTGGCACTCTGCTAGACGCGGTCACTCTTCCTTCAACTCCTAGCGACGGCCTTGGAACCCGTTCTTACCAAAATTTTGTGACGGTCTTGTTTGACGGGCTTGTCACAGGATCCAACCGAGGTTAACCATGCTGACGTACGCGGGCCTCAAGCAACACATTCTTCTCGCGCTGGGTGGTCAACCATCCGTCGTGACGGGGGTGACGCGAGATCAGCGCATTGCGGAAATCATCAACCAATCAGGGAATTACCTTGTGTCGAAGCCATGGCGCTTCCGCGAGCGCACTGCCCGACCTGTGACGTTGACTGCTGGCAAAAACTACGCGCCGCTTCCCGCTGACGCGGAAGAGATCATCAGCCTGACGAGCATTGCTGGCATGGGCTGGCGCGTGGAACTCACGTCACCTGAGCAGATCGAGTTGATGCGGGCCACTGGTGACCTCTCAGGCAGCAGCGGAGTGTTCTCCGCCGCGATGAGCCGCCCGTGGGCGCAATCAAACGACACCACCCCTCTGGTCGATGGCAGCGGGATGCCCGCGGTTCGCCTCGACCTGTTTCCGACTCCTCAAGCAACGACGTCAGACGCACTCATCATTCGTTACCGCTCGGCGTGGGTCGCCATTTCAGACCAGACTGCCGACACCTATCAAATTCCTGTCCCTGCATACGTCGAATCGCTTCTCATAGCGTATGCACGGGCTTTTGGGTTAGCCTACGAAGACGAAGGTCTTTCGGCTCGACTCATCGAGATCGACAACGGCCCGTTGTTTAACAACGCCGCGATCAAGGATGGAATTCAGCAGCGGGACTTTGGGAGGTTGCTGTCAAGTCGTGTCAGCCCCTTTCGTCGCGGGTCCGAGTTGGTATCGTCGGGGCTTGGTGCAGTAGGACTTGCTCCTGCAACTGCGTTTAGCAACATTCGATGGCGCGGCCTCTATAGCGGGGTAGACGCCTACACAATTGGCGACGTGGTTCGCTACAACGGCACCGTGTGGATCTGCGTGACGGGAGTCACAGGTGTTAACCCTCCTGCGTCACAGTGGGAAGTGATGACCACTGATGGTGTTGCTGGGCCAACAGGTCCAACGGGTCCTTCCGCGTACCCCGTTGACTACGTCTACGGCAACCTGCTAAACATTAGCAGCCCAATAAGTATTTCAAGTGCCTCAACTTGGTTTACAGCGTGTGAAATTGACCTCACTACAGGAACTTGGTTTGTTGTTGGAAACGCACTAATAACGGGATCTGTAGCCTTTACCGCTCTTGACGCTCGGCTCTTTGGAGTGTCAACATCTCAAACCATTGCGGCGTCGTCTAGCACTATGGCTCGCGCAAATCAATACGCCTCAATAACGGCCAGTGGGTTTGTAGTCATTGCCATATCGTCGCTGAAAGTTCGGTTGCAAGTTGCTTCATCGTCCACTACTGACTCCATTATAAGTTCTTCGGGCGTAATGACCGTTGATGACTGCACAAACATTTCTGCGGTGAGGCTTGCATGATTAAAAATGAAAATAAGCAACTAGTTGCTTCGTGGGCGCAGTTTGTTGCCCTGTGCGTAGTGTTTGGAACCATTCTGATGTACATGGGCAAGCGTGACGCTGAAATTCAGCGCACAACAGATCAGGTAAAAGCACTAGGCGACATTGTGTCTGACCTAGCAATGACCCAGATAGGGCTTACACTGCGCGCAGAAGCGAACGACACGCGTCTTCGCGAATTGATTCCTCGACTCGAACGACTAGAAAGAGTTTCCAAATGACGAATTCATGGCGCACATCTGTTGCTGGCATTGCCGCAATCCTTACTGCTGTTGGTGCAGCGGCCACCGCGTACCTTGACGGCAACCCCGCAACCGTTGTTGACATTGGCGTGACACTTGCCGCAATCATGGCGGGAATTGGCCTTATCGCGGCGCGAGACAACAAAGTCTCCAGCGAAAGCGCAGGGGCTAAGTGATGCCATGCTCGACAAAATTATTGCGGCCATCGCCATCGCCCTTGTTGACTTCCTTGCGAAACGCGTTGAGCGCGGCACTGTTGCCAAAGATGCTGACGTGGATCGTGCTCGCATCGACGCTGCTGGGCGTTATGTACGGGAGTGGATGCGGAAGAGTCGTGCTGGTGTCGGAAGCGGCGCCAGTACGGACGGGGCCAAACGTGACGGGAAAGATCTACACCATGATTGATGGCGAATGGACACTTTCTCCAAACGACGTTGACATCCCCGAGGGTTTCTATGTGCTCAGCCCAATGAGTGTTGACGGAGCGTCTCCACAATGAGTGCACAAATTCAGATCCGACGCGACACTGCTGCCAACTGGACGACCCAAATACTTGCTGCTGGTGAGTTTGGCCTTGACACCACGAACAATCAAGTAAAAGTGGGAACAGGCGCCGCGTGGAATGTCACGGCGTACCTTGGCGCAACGATTCCGCTGATCACAAGCGTTGCCACGGATTTCAATGACGCGACTCTTCGCGTCATGGGTCGGTACTTGTTTGCAACGCCTAGCACGATGACAAACGGCCCCGCGGTTCCGATTGACATCAAGTTGGCTGACGGCGGCGTCAGCCTGCTCACCATCACATACGGCGCAATTGTGGTGCAGCAACTGTGGACAGACGGTGATGGAGTGCAGCCACAGAAGACGTACTCGCGCGTGTACGACACGGCGTGGCGCGCATGGGTTGCTCAGTCTGTGTGGGCAGTAGACGCTGCCGAGGGCGTGGACTTGGTTGCTAGGTCTGCCGAAATCAAGGGCGTGCTTTCAGTTGCAGATGGAACCGCGGCGCTGCCATCCATTACAAACACGGGTGACACTAATACGGGCATTTTCTGGGGCACTACTGCAACCCCAACGTTAGACGGCACCATTAATTTGACTGCAAATGCAACAGTTGGACTTCAAGTTAGTAGCAGCCTTACATATGTGCCCACTAACTTTCAAGTCAACGGCGTAACCACGTTAACTGGGGCGCTCACTCTTGGCGCGGCCTTGTTGGGCAACAGTCAACGCCTTACAAGCATTGGCGTGGCCACAGCAATTACTGACGCGCTTTCGTGGACAAAGATGGCCTCGTCTCTTTCGTTTTTTTACACTGCATCTAATGGGGTAGTGTACGTCGCGCCTGACGGTCAGACGTGGACCGTTGCTAATCTAGGTACGACTTCTGCAACCACAATCACGTCAAGCGTCACTGGTGGCACTTACCAGTGTGTGGGTTTGATATTGAGCAGCAGCGGAGCCATTCAAAGCGGGTTGTCCAATTCTGGCGCGGCTGCTTCTGGAGTGTTTTCATGTATTGCGGGGTCAGCCGCAAATAATTCCTCGCTGTTTTTTATTGCCTTCCGACGTTCATGACTAACATTCCTGTTCAACTTCCGCTCCGAGGCTTTACCGAACAGACGCCGTTTAGCGTTGTCCCCGAGGGAATGACTGCATCGTGTCTAAACGTAATGCCTATTGACGTGTGGACAGGACGAACTCGGCTAAGCGTGCGTAGCGGAACTCAGTTGTACAACGCTGGTGATGTGCAGTGGATGGGAACGTATCGCACATACGTTGCGGGAGTTTTTGTGGAAAATGTCATCTTTGTCCGTGCAGGCAAGGTGTACACCGCAGATCCGCACGCGTCTATTCCCGTCACGGCTACTTTGGCTGCTGGCCAAGGCACCGCGTTGCTCAACACCACAGGATTGGTGGAAGGTGTGCAATTCAACGAGTATTTCTACTTTGTTGACGGTACAAACTATGTCAAGGTGTTGCTGACGGACCTTGCGGGAACGGGTGCTACGGTTTGGGGGGTTGTATCGCCTGCTAGAGGCCCTTGGCATCTTGATCCAGCGTCTAGCCCTGCAGGGAGCCGTGCAACGCTTATCTGTCGTTGGGGCGCTAGAGTGGTACTGGCGGGGTTTGACCAGACTCCCAACCTGTGGTTTGCGTGCGAGCCTGATCTAGTGTCTGCTGTCAGCGCACCGACGGATGGTTGGGATGCTGCCTCCGTGATTGGCGCTGTAACAGGAACCACCGCGCACGAATACGGAACGCTTGGCGATCCAATCGTTGCCATCTTTGCGTTTGGTGAAAGCGGCCTGATGTTTGCCTGCACCAATTCGTTCTCGTTTCTGACAACAGATCCGTTATTTACGACGGAACTCGTGGCTCTTGTTTCTTTGACTAGAAGCATCGGCATCAGTGGTCGGCGCGCGTGGTGCATGGGGCAGGAGAAGAGCGCGTTTATTCTTGCAAATGACGGGCTGTATCTGCTCAACGCAAATGACTTCAACTTTAGCCGCGCAAACCGAGTAAGTTCAGGGCGCCTTGATTCGTTCTTTCTGCGCCTTGACTTTGGCACGCCGTCAATTGGTGGGTCAAGCACGTTGTCTGGAGGAACGCTTCGATCAACGTTGACTAGCGGCGGCAGCGGTAGCGGCGCCACCGCAAAGACCCAGACTACTACTGGCACCGTGTCCGAAGAAGCGACCACCACTTCCATTTCAATGGAAACAGATGTGGTTTCGCTCCTTGGCCCCGAACTTGAAACTGGTGATGTATTTCCATGCCTTGTGTGGGATCCAGATCGGGAAGGCGTATGGATGTTCTTGACGGTTAAAGACATTGAGAACACAAGCATTCACTTGTACTACGACACTAAAACAGATTCGTTCTGGCCGCAGCGGTTTCGTGATCCTTTGTTGTACGGACCTACCTCTGCCTGTTACGTTGGCACCTCAAGAAGTGAGGCTGGCAAACTGCTGCTTGGTGGCAGCGAATCTATCAGTTTGATCACAAACAACTTTCCAATTGGCATTGATGGAT